GACGGGCGCGCGCATGTCGGTCTTCGCCGCCGCCATCGACAACCTGTTCGCGGATCCCAATATCGCCCGCGATGCCACCTACGTCGCGGACGGTGGCGCACCGAAACTCGTCCGCGTGGTCACCCGCCGCTCGGACGAGGTCACGGGCTTCGGTGATGCCCGCCTCTGGTCTGAAACTACCCGCATTGACCTGCGCGTGGCCGAGGTGCCGAACCCGCGACCCGGCGACCGGATTGAAATCGAGGGCGATGCTTTCCTCATCCAGGGCGAGCCGGTCCGTGATCGCGAGCGGCTCATCTGGACTGTCGATCTGAGGCCGGCATGAGATTGCAGCTCGACATCACGCCGGACCTCGTCGCCTTGATGGCCGCCGAAATCAAGGCAGGCGAGCAGGCCGTCAGTCAGGCGGTCGGCGAGGCCGGCAACAGCGTGAAATCCTCCTGGCGCGCGCAGATCACCGGCGCAGGCCTCGGCCAGCGCCTCGCCAACACCATCCGCTCCGAGCAGTTCCCGAAAGGCCGACCCAGCCTTAGCACAGCCGCGGTGGTCTGGTCGAAGGCCCCGGTCATCATCGGTGCCCATGATACCGGCCCGCTGATCCGCTCCCGCAACGGGTTCTGGCTGACAATTCCGACCGACGCAGCCGGCAAATCCTCGCGCGGTGGGCGCATCACCCCCAGCGAGTGGGAGCGCCGCTCGGGCCTGCGCCTGCGCTTCGTCTATCGGCGAACCGGGCCCAGCCTTCTGGTCGCCGAGGGTCGGCTGAATGCGCGCGGGCGGGCCGTGGCAAGCAGATCGAGGACCGGCCGAGGCGTGACGACCGTGCCGATCTTCCTGCTGGTGCCGCAGGTGCAGCTCCGCAGGCGGCTGGACCTCGCTCGCGATGCAGCGCGGGCGCAGGAGGCAATCCCAGGCGCGATCGTTGCGCATTGGGTCGAAGGAAGGATCGGATGACAACTGCAATGCTGCCATAAAGTGCGCGAGCCAAGTCGCCAGTGGCGTGATCATTCAAGACAGATCTCGCAATCATGCTCAGAAGTTCGTTCGCCAACCCTTGATATGGAGATGCCGCATGATCCTGAGATACACTATCCTATACGTCGATGATGTCGCCGCGACGCTCGATTTCTACGAGCGCGCGTTCGCCCTCACGCGGAGCTTTCTGCACGAGTCCGGAGATTACGGTGAACTGTCCACCGGGGAGACAAGGCTCGCTTTCTCCTCGACTGCGCTGATGGAACAGCTTGGCAAGGCTCCGGGCAGGCCGGTCCCCGAGGCGCCCGTGTTCGAGATCGCCTTCGAAACCGGCGACGTCCATGCTGCATTCGAGCGAGCTGTGGCGGCAGGGGCGAAGCCGTTGCAGCAAGTTCGCGATGAACCCTGGGGGCAGACCACGTCCTATGTCAGCGACCCGAATGGCTATCTTGTGGAGATCTGCTCACCGGTCCAGTTACCGAGCGCCGGTTGACGCAGGACATCCAGAACCGGCGCATTGCGACGCAGTTGCGCCGGGCTCATTCCGAACCACCGAATGAAATCTCGGGTCATGTGCGCCTGATCGCTGAAGCAGCATTCAATAGCAATTTCGGCAAGCGGCGCGCGGGTCGGGAGCATTCCAACAGCACGGCGCGCCCGCGCCAGAAGTCGCCAGAAGTCCGGAGACGGCAGGTTCCGGATCATGAACTGCCGCTGCAGTGTCCGGATGGAAACCCCAAGATCATGAGCGACGGACTCAACGGTGGCGCCGGGTGCAGCTAGCGCATCGATCGCATGATCCAGTTCGTTGTGATCGCCGCATTCTTCTGCCAACACAGTCTCCGTCCGGTCGGCATTCGCGCGAACTGCTTCGAGTGCTTTGGGCGACACGAGAGCGCCTGGACGCAGGCGATAGCCAGTGATCTCAACGCCGGGACCCAGGGCGACAGTCCGGGGCCGGAAATCCAGTTCTGTAAAGACAACTTCAAGAGGTCCGTCTGCGTTGCGGACAATCAAGACATCCCGGCACCCATCCGGAAATATAGCCGATACCGCCGCCCCGTCCGCGTGATGCTGCCACTGAATGAACCGGGAATCGTTTTCCATCTCAAGCAAATAGCAAGTATCTGCGCGGCGTGTCAGCAACGAACGCGCCGCAGGGATGCCCGGACCGAGCTCAATATCATCTCTGTCGCCCTCTTGCACGGATTTGGCCGAACCATGCCCACCCCTCGCGAGACCATCCTCACCGCCCTGGCGGACCTGTTGCGCACGGTGCCGCATGTGCCGGTGCTGCGCGGCGAGGTGCTGCCCGAGCGCGTTCCCGCCGCCGGCCTGATGATCCTGCGCGACGGCGAGCCGGGCGAACCCGGCGTCACGCTGTCACCGCTGCGCTACCATTACCAGCACCGCGCCGAGATCGAGGCGGTGGTTCAGGGCAATGATCGTGACACGACCTTCGCCGCGCTCTGCGCCAGCATCGGCGCGGCAATCTCTGCCGACCGCACACTGGGCGGGCTCTGCCACTGGGTCGAGGCGGAAGCGCCCCGCCCGGTGGACCTACCGGTGGAGGGCGCAGTCAGCCTGAAAGCCGCGGTCATACCCGTCATCCTGCACTACACCACAGCCGACCCGTTGGCCTGACCCACCCGACAATCCGAGGAGACAAGACGATGGCACGAGCCCAGGGGGCGCGGGCGCAGATGGCGCTGGCGTTCGAGACCACTTATGGCACGCCGCCCGCGAGCGGCTACACGCGCATTCCCTTTGCCAGCGCCACGCTGGGGGCCGAGCAGCCGCTGCTGAACAGCGAGTTGCTGGGCTATGGGCGCGATCCGCTGCCGCCCATCAAGGATGCGGTGACGGCGGACGGCAATGTCGTCGTGCCCATCGATGCGCAGGGTTTCGGCTTCTGGCTGAAGGCAGCCTTCGGCCAGCCGACCACGACCGGGGCCGACGCTCCTTACACCCACGAGTTCCGATCCGGGAACTGGACCCTGCCCAGCATGGCCATCGAGACCGGCATGCCGGAAGTGCCGCGCTTTGGGCTGTATTCCGGCTGCGTGCTTGACACACTCTCCTGGCAAATGCAGCGCTCGGGGCTACTGACTGCGACCGCGAGCCTGGTGGCGCAGGGCGAAACCACCGCCGCGGCGTCTGCTGCCGGCACGCTAGCGGACCTCGCCCTGCAGCGCTTCGGCCATTTCAACGGCGCGATCACGCGCAATGGTCAGCCGCTGGGCAACATCGTCTCGGCCGAGATCACCTATGCCAACAATCTCGATCGGGTGGAAACCATCCGCTCGGACGGGCGCATCGATGGGGCCGACCCTTCCATCGCCGCCCTCACGGGGCGGATCGAGGTGCGTTTCGCCGATCAGCTGCTGGTCAACCAGGCGATCAATGGCGATCCCTGCGAGATGAGTTTTGGCTACACGCTGCCCTCGGGCGAGAGCCTGACGCTGGTGGCGCATGCCGTCTATCTGCCCCGCCCGAGGATCGAGATTGCCGGCCCGCAGGGTGTGCAGGCCACTTTCGACTGGCAGGCGGCACGCGATGGCGGCTTGGGCCGGATGTGCACCGTCACCCTGATCAACGCCATCGAGGAGTACTGATCATGCTGCGCCTGAACCTTGCCCGCGAGCCCTATTGGCTCGAACTCGGCCTTGGCGTGCGCGTCCGGGTGGAGCCGCTGACCACGGCGCTGATGGTCGCCGCGCGCAGCGACCCGTCCGTGCGCGGCCTGCCCGAGGGCACGAGCGACGACGAGATCGCCGTGATCTTCGGCAAGGTGCTGGCTGAACGCGCGATCCTCGACTGGGAGGGCGTCGGCGATGCAGACGGAAATCCCACTCCGGTGACGCCCGAGGGTATCGCGGCCCTGCTCGACATCTGGCCGATCTTCGAGAAGTTCCAGATGGGCTATGTCGCCAAGGGTCTGGAGCTGGAAGCGGAAAAAAACGCCTCCGCGCCCTCGCCGAGTGGGTCTGGGGCGGGGGCGAAGGTTACTGCGCAGCATGCACGCAAAGCTGCAAAGACTGCCCGCAAATCCTGAACGCACCGCGCACGCTCGAGGGCTGGGAGGTCTGGGACCTGGCCGGACGGCTGAATGGTCAGATCCGCGCGGTCCCCGGCGTCGTGCTGGGCTGGGACATGAGCGCGGCCCTCGCGATGGCGGAGGCGCTGGGCGTCAACCCGCGCGCCGCGGCTGAGTTCCTGCCCGTGATAGAGGCGGTGATGGCGCGGCATCTCAACGACCAGATGGATGGCAGCAGGGAGGCTGACCCATGAGCGAGAAACGCGTCAGTGTCCGCCTCTCGGCCACCGGCGGGCGGCAGGTGAAGGCCGAGCTCGAGGGCGTAGGCGAGGCCGGTGCCCGGGGCTTCGGTCGTCTGTCGCGCGAGATGGAAGGGGCGAATGCCCGGCTGGCGGCGTTCGCCCGGCGCGCGCGGGTGGCGATGGCGGCAGCCGCAGCGGCGATCGCGGCGGCGGCCACCGCTATGATCCGCTCCGGTCTGCAGGTGATCGACAGCCAGGCCAAGCTGGCGGCCTCATTGAACACCACGGTCGAGAGCATCCAGGTCCTCGAGCGCGCGGGCGATCTGGCGGGCGTGTCGATGGGACAGGTCGAGCAGGCTGCCATGCAGCTGACCCGGCGGCTGAGCCAGGCCGCTGCTGGCACGGGCCCCGCCGTCGATGCGCTGACCCGGCTGCGCCTCTCGGCCGCCGAGCTGCAGGCGCTGCCGCTCGACCAGCGCATCGCGCTGATCCAGGACCGGCTGGCCGAATTCGTGCCCGAGGCCGAGCGCGCAGCTGTGGCCTCAGCGCTCTTCGGTGATCGCGCCGGGCTGGTGTTCACCCGCATCGACACCGCCACGCTGCGGCAGGCGACACAGGATGTGCGCGATTTCGGCGTGGTCGTGTCCGATCAGGATGCAGTCCAGATCGAGCGGACCAATGACGCGATCTCGCGGCTGGGGCTGATCTGGCGCGGGCTCTCGAACCAGCTCGCGGTCGCCGCGGCCCCCGCGCTGGAAGCCGTCGCCGATGCCATGGCGGCGGTGGCGAGCCGCACCGGCCCGCTCGGCATCGCGATCCGTGGTCTCTTCGACAATATCGGCCGCCTGACCACCTATGCCACGACCTTGGCCGCCTTCCTCGCGGGCCGATGGGTGGCTGGCATGGCCGCTGCGGCGCTCTCCGTGCGCGGCCTCGCCACCGCGCTCGTCGTCCTGCGTGGGGCGCTGATCCGCACCGGCATCGGCGCACTGATCGTCGGCGCGGGCGAGCTCGTCTACCAGTTCAACCGGCTCGTCTCGGGTGCCGGCGGCTTCGGCGAGGCGATGTCTCTCCTGAAGGACCTCGCCGTCGAGGTCTGGGAGCGGATCCGGATGGGCGCGGCGGCGGCGGGCGCGGCCGCCACGGCGATGTTCTTCGACCTTAAGGCCGACGCCGCCTCCGGCATGCAAAGCGCCATCGAGAGCGTGGTGGGCTTCGGCAACACCGCTGCGAACACGTTCGAGGGCGCCTACGAGGCGATCAAGGCGATCTGGGGCCTGCTGCCCGCCGCCATCGGCGATCTGGCGTTCCAGGCGGCGAACAGCCTCGTCGACGGCGTCGAGGCGATGCTGAACGGCGTGGTCTCGCGCATCAACGGCTTCATCGGCGGCATCAACCAGGGGCTGGAAGCGCTCGGGTCGGAGCGCCGCATCTCGCTGGTGCCCGACCTCGACCTCGGCGAGATCGAGAACCGCTTCCAGGGCGCGGCCAGTGCCGCCACCACGGCTGCGCAGGCGGCGTTCGACCGGGCCTTCGAGGACAACCCGCTGACCGCGCCCGATCTCGGTCTGACCGAGGCGGCCGCTCGGGCGCTCGAGTCCGCGAATGTCTACCGCGGCGCCGCGCGCGATCTGGCCGAAGGGGCTCGTGCCCCGCTGGAAAGCTGGCAGGCCCTGCGCGATGCCGTGCGGGGAACCGATGAGGCCAGTGCCGATGCGCTGACCGAGGCCACGGCCGCAGCGGAGCGCTTCGAGACCGCGCTCGACGGCGCCGGACGGACCACGACCGATGCTGGTGCCGCCGCGGGTGCTGCCGCAGCTGCAGCCGAGCCCAATGTGGAGACCGCGGTCACTGGTTGGCAGGCGGTCACCGCCGCGCTGTCGGACTACGCCAGCAAGGCGCGCGAGATCGGTGGCGATATCGGTCAGAGCCTCGTCGGCGCCTTCCAGTCGGCCGAGAACGCGGTCGGCCAGTTCGTGCGGACCGGAAAGCTGAACTTCCGCGATCTCGTCACCTCGCTGCTGGCCGATCTCGCCCAGCTCGCGGCGCGGCGGTTCATCCTCGGGCCGATCGCAAACGCGCTCTCCGGCGTGTTCT